TCTCCAATTCATCGGCCTAATCTGCCGCATTCCCTGGTTAGAAACTATATCGTTCTCGTTTTGAGAGACTCGGGCGCTTAGTAGTCCCATAGAGCCCTTCTTAGTAGGATCGCCATATAGTGTGTTGTGGTACATGTTAGCGTAATCGAGCATCCTAAGATCCCCAGCTCCTCGAAGAGCCGCCCCGTACTCGATAAGCTCTCTCCAATCGTCGTCTAATTGGATGATATCGGTCAAAGCAGCCGGTTGTGAGAATGCGTGCTGGATCTGATAACGCATATACGAGAAGAAATTCTGATTTGGCTGCGGAGCAATAAACACTTGATTCTGATACCGGGACCAGTAAGCAGGTGTTCCGGGAGTCGAGAACATCAACTCTAGAGCATCGATAGTCTTATAAGTAAGCCCGATCCCCGGATTATAACCAGTCACAGGATTAAGCGGACTCTCATAGAACATAAAGAATGATGGAACCAGCTTCGGATTAGCATTATACTGATTCACCGGAGTAGGAATATCCCCAGCATTAACCCAAGTGCTAAATGGATATTGATAAACCCCACTAGTCATCTCAACCGCATTAGTCGTAGAGCGTTGCAAGCCCTGAAAAGGGAAGCTATTACTAAACTCCAGCACAGTATCCGCAATCCACTGTGGTCCATAGGTAATAACATCCTGCCTCTGACTCAACTTATTCCACACACCGCCAGTAGGTGCGGCAGTAGTAGCCCCGATCCCCACCAATAAATCCTGTATCGTATACGGATATGCCATCTCTCACCTAAGCCATGATCCAGATTGTTGTATCCTCAGTAACAGCACTTGATTGCAGTGTTATCTGAGTAGTTGTAGGAGGTATAGTACCCCAGAATATATTAGTCACGGCATACGAAGCGATTAGAACAAACCCATAAGGTAATTTATTCAAATTATGGGTGATGGTTAGATTCGTATTAGCTGCCGTCCAGTGGAATTGCTGCCCATTTGGATTGGATATGGAACCCACACGGATAATAATCCCGCCCAAGTTATCCGTACTAAAGGTTAATGGAGTACCATCCGCTGCGAATGTCAGTCCATTACCAGCACTGACATTCCCAGCGAGCACCTGCCCGACAGATTTATTATACAAATCCTGATCAGTAATCCCTGTAGGTGTCCTCGGTTGCATTAGTCGATATCTCCATCGGCGTAGGTTCCGCCAAGCATTACTTTAATAATCGAACCGGCAAAAGCTGTAGATGTAATCGTAAGTTGCGGATCTTCCCCAGTATAAATACCAGCAGTGGTTAGATAAGACTTCGGAGTGCTCGTACCATCTAGTGTTATAGTACCAAATGACTTTCCAGAGATAGTAAGAGTTAGGATTCCAGTTCCATACGCCTTTACAACAACACGTCTGATAGTTGGCTTACGCTCTAACTTTATCTCCTCGGCCCTGAAGACTAGATTCAGTGGACTAGCATGTGCGCTAGCAATCCCTGCGGCACTATTACTAACTACAACCTGAGCCACTGTGCTTGTGAAGGTTCCTCCGACGGGGTTATAGCTAGTATAATAAATCAAAGTGACCGGAGGAAAACTGCTACTAAATGTGGCGCTACTTGATGTTAGTGGCTGGAAAGTACCTATATTAAAAACTGCCGGAGTGGCGTCTGGCGGGTTATTAATCCCATTCTGAGTATTGCATAAAGTAACAGTACTAAACTGGGCACTATACCAACCACTCCCCTGCATGTCATACAACCAGAGGGTATAAAATTCACCGGCAAAGCCAGAAACTATAGGTCCGGCAAGTATATAATAAGGCGTTGGGTATGCCGTGCCTGCAAATTCTAACAACACATCCCCAGCTACAGCACCAACTCCGGACCCGGCAATGCCGCTTGGGTATTGAAATGAACCCAGAATAGACTCTTTGGCAGCCCCTGAGATATCGGAAAACCCCGCAGATGCAGATACAGTGTATACACCACTATCGGTAGTCAGATAACCATTCTGGCCATATTGTGTAATAGTACTTGGATATATACATCCCTGCCCTATAACAGAAGTCCATAGTGCTGTAAAACTAAAAGGTTCGATACCCACACCTGTAGGACTAAGTTCAATTAGACTCTTTGCTGATATCGCAACTCCAACACTAGCGAAAGACAAGAATCCAGTTAGCTGGTCATCAACTGTAGCTAGTTGGTTATAACCAGCGAGTTGATTAGAACTAGGATTCCAAGTAGTAAACTCCCCAGGCCCGCTCCAACTGATCATAGAGGCATTTGCGCCGCCACTGGCTTGGTTGCAATTCAACATCAATAGATAATCATCCAATACCCCGAGAACTAAACCTCCAACATAATTCGACCCCAGCGTGAATGTAACATTCCCATCATAGGAGTATATAGAATTTCTATAATATACTGAAATGTAGGCAGTCCCATTGATTACTTGAACTGCTATGGTTGGAATCAGCCCACTAAACGCCCAAGGCCCATCGCTAGCTGCACATTTGTATGTAAATCCAAATGCCCCATCGATGTTCTGGTACATATTACCAAACTGGTCTATAGCATAGTAATCTCCACCCATTGTGAATATAACACAAATAGCAGAATTAGTCTGGTGCGGGTAGAAGCGAAAATTACTATTAGATGGTGCGATGACAGCCACTTGATTCAGCTCGCCATTGTTAGAAACCGCTCCCTGACAAGTAACAAACTGATTTGGTTGTATATCCACCGGGTTAGCATTACTAGCAACTCCGCCCCAAGGCTGCTCGTAGTAGATTTCGAAATGGTTTCCAGTAGTCTTCCGCAGTCCAGAGGGCATATGCTATCCTATTTATTGATGAAAATTGAAAGAGCGCCAGAGGACATGGTAACAACCACTAAGCCAGTAATCCACCCCATGTTTCCGAAGTAGAACATGGCATCGGTGTTCGCTGTGGTGTTTAGAATAGTATTCCCATTAATATCCGTCACCACAAGAGTAGCACCCGCGGTTGGTTTATTCCAAATAAGATCCTTAACGTACACCCTACCCGGCCAGATTGTAGCAGGAGTATCCACATACCACGGATTCGCAGTCAAATCATTCGCCATACTTATCCTTTAGATGAATATATCATCATTAATTCCGTCTAGAGTGGGCATTGTTAGTTTCGGGTCGGGTTGCAAGTCGGGGGATAGGATGATTTCACTTAGTGCATCCGCAATTCCCTTATCAATCTGCCCGAGCAGGGGAAAATCATCGAAGCATCGCGCATCTAACAACTTCCCCCGTTGCCACTGCATCTTTGCAATAGGATTCCGCCATCCGCATCTATCACAAAACGCCCATGCACCCTCTTCTTGTGTGTGTTCATTAGGGTTACCATAACTCATACAAGCTCCTTGAAGAAATTCAAGCGCCCGATCTTTACAGTGTCTTCGACTTTGTGAATATCCCAGCCAGCGGGGAAGGGGATGGAGTCGTCGTAGTAGAGTGTAGAGCCTTCGGTTGTGTCCGCAAGCGTGTCCTGAGAAATGCTTGCAACAATCTTCTGTGCCAATTGATAACTAGAATCAGCAGAGGAGGGATACAGACCAAGCTGAGGATCATTCTTAGCTGTAATAGAAGAAAACTGCCAAGGTTTAACTACCTCAGCATAGTAACTAGACTTATTCCTCGCAACCCTATTCCTCAAAACACAAGCAACAGCAACCATTCCGCTATTACCAACCCCACGAGCCTCGCGCCAGAGGCACAAAGCAACCATAAACTGATCCGCGCTAGTCATACTCCACCTTTATAAAAGTTAAACCCGGAAGTAAGAGGAGATGGCCCTTACTTCCGGATTGGATAGTATTACAGCCCCATGTGTAACACTATCATCTTGTTATAGATGCTACAATAGCATCCAACTGATCTTGTGTGAAGCCCTGTAATGTTTTAGCAAGCTCTCGGTTCTTCTTTAGTTGCTTTCGAGCTTCTGGGAGATTGGAAGTATTATACTTGACATGCTGCCTACCTAGATAGTATACCCTAGCCTCAAGATCCTCTAGGTGCTTCTCTCTAGTTATGCACTTATGAGGACATATACCGCCATTTGCAGCTCTCCCAGAGTTACAATTAAAACATAAACAAGTATAACGATCTTTTGGATATCCCTCTTTCTTAGCTATCCGCATTATTTGCTGTTCGTTATACTTCTCTCTATGCTCATTGCCGTCATCTTTCACATGATCTAGAGTTAGGAAACGAGGATCATTCTCCCCGCAGCAACTACATTTATAATCGAATGCTTTTATAAAATCCAACTTCAGTTGTGCTCGCTCCTTCAGTCCTCTGCATCTATAGCACGCACTATGACGCAACATCCCCGCTTTTGGACCTACTTTGTTATAGTGGAACTTACTCTCGTCTTTATCTTCCTGACATACAGGGCAAATCATAGGGTAATGCCTCCTTGCTGGTAGGGTACATTACCCCACTACCCAAGTCAAGGAGGCTAACCCCTTTGTTTTTAGCTAGTTACGCACCGTTGCTGCCCCACGTGCCCAGCCAATCAGTAGCGCCAGCGGACATACGCATAGTGGTCTTCTGCTTCATAGCGCCCGTGTCGAAGTCCTCATCGAACTCGTCCTCGGGATTCTGACGCATGAATACACATAGCGAATGATTCCGCTTATCAGCAACCATAAACCAAGGCCCAGCGTTGGTGAAATAGTGGCTAACCATATAGCCAAGATCCTCGCCAAGCAGGGAGTTGATATCGTTGGTATCAGTTGCCGGCTTGCCTGAGCTTCCGAACAATTCACGCGCGAGGAAGCGATTCTCGGGGGCGATTAGTACAAGTTTAGGCTTAATGCTAATCGGGAGTCCCTGAGAATCTACCAACCTCTCAAACTGCGTAGTAGCCAACTGTACCCCAGTAAAACTGAGATCAATATCGACGGCGGGGCGATTAGGGAAAGTACCCGCTGCTGAGATAAGGTTAGGGAGAGATGCCCATGTACTAGTTGCAGAAGGGCCACCCAACAGGGGATGCTGATTGTTAAATAGAGACAGGCCGTCAGTAGTCGTAACATTCGAAGAAAACCCCTGATTGAAGATATTCCAAGCTACGATTTCCTTAGTATACCGAATCGAGCGAGCCAGAGCCTTCGGGGCGGTTTTAATAACCCCATACTTAGCATCCTGCCAGAGTTCCTTAGAGGTCCTCACCGCAAGCGCGTAAGTAAGATGGATATACCTCTTATCTCCACCCTGAATCATAGTAGTATACGCTACCGGCGTATTTTCGGGCTTCTCTTGAAGCGGTCCAAACCCTGCGAACTTGAGATCCTGCTCATACTCCGAGGTAGAAGTCTTTACGTTAAAAACCGCCTGATATTCCTCAGCGCGCTGCTCGTAATCCAAAGCATCGACGTAAATCTTATGCAGCCCCGGAGCCATAAGTTTAGGATATGCGCCCCGTACTTGTGTCGCCATAGTGTGTTCCCCTTATTTAATATTAATCTTAGACGAAATCCTGACGCGCAGTAGAGAGAACCTGGAAGCGTACACGAGCGTTTACAATGTAGACACCAGCGGTGGAAGTCTGGTCGATAGGATTGATACCAACCATCTGTACTACAGTGTTAGTTCCGGGGGTAGTCTTACCACCATCCACATACCACTGGCCATTAGCGTCAATAGTAAGCCCAAACTGAGTACCAATCTGCGCCTGAGTGGGAGTATAGTTCGCCGCTACAGTACCAGTCGAGTTATCGAAGGTAGCTTCGAAGATACTATTCCCAATCGAAGTCTCAAACAGCGTACGACCATCGGAAATCGGTGCGCCTACTGCAATGTTAACAGCAGCCGGCTGGAACACTACCGAACCGTAAGTCTGAATCGCACCCGGAGGCCCGATCTGCCCAAACGCACCCGGAGCGCCAAATCCATGCGTTCCAAGATTCAATCCATAAGTAAGCGAGAAACCAGCAATTCCCGCTGTAATAGTCGCCCCATCCCACTGCTGGATATAGCCAGTATTCGACTGAACAGGAACTCCAATTTTAAAAGTCTGTCCAGCCGCTTCCAACTGTGCCGCAGTGAACGGAGTAAGTCCCGTCGTTGTTTCCACCACACCGATAGGCTGGTGAGTAGTAAGATTAGGTCCTGCCATAGTTTATTCCCCTTTATTTAGATCGCAACATCGGGATCGTAGAATACCATCTTTTTATTAGCGGCAGCGGTGTGGTAGTCATTACCGGATTCCTGCCCCATAAAGTCGTTTGCAGCGTTAGCAGCGCGTTTGCGAGCGTTTGCTTGATTGGTAGTTGCAAGAGCCCGTTCGTGAGCAGCGCGAAGTGCTGCGTAGTATGTAGCTTTATCAATCTTCATAGCTACAACATCATGGAAACAGAAGTGTCCCTCTGCATCGGTTCCGGTTTGGATGGATTCGATGCTAACAAGATCCTGGGGAGTAACATAAGTGAACCCCTTAGCGATCTTATCTCCAAGATTCTGGGGATTTTTATTAACCCAACGGCCTTCGTAGTTGGTATCCTTCAAGTGGAATGCGAGTACGTCCGCACTCATAAATGCTTTTGCTTCGATCGGGACGCTGAGATCGTACACAGCATCCATCGTAAGCTTAGAGAAATCGGTAATAGGTACAACCTTCTTAGGAAGTACCTGCGCAGCCATACGAGGATCGTAGGTTGCTTCTTTCACTGCGGCGCGGGTAGTCTTTTCAACCAACTTAGAAATAGCAATAATCTGCTCAGGAGAAAGCTTAGATTCGGCCAAGTGATCCGTCTCTACATGCACCGCAGGTTTTACCAACGGCTTCCAGTCATTCTTTCGCAAGTCGGAGGTTGCACTATCTACCAATTCATCCTTCACTTCATTAGACATACGTCAACTCCTTACGACTGGAAAGCCAATCCTTCTCGGAAATATCCATCATCTTAGCAATCTGCTTCTCTTCTGCGCTCATGGTACCTTCGGATTCGCCAGTATCAGCCTTATGCCCGCCAGTAGAACCGCCCTCGAAGATAGCTCCAGTGTTACGAGCCTTAATCTTACCATCTCGCACTGCATCCATGTGGTCGAACATTACCAACTTGTAGCAATTCTCGATAACATCCGTGCGAGTCTGAGATTCAAGTGGCTGCTGGGAGATCATGGCATCTACTTTGGACTTGATATCCCCATGGTAATACTCTTTCTCGCTCAGTGCTTCCTGCTTTGCCATCTTAGCAGCAAGCATCATGGTAGCACGGGCTACAGGTTGCAGTTGCTTGCGAGTAGCTGCTTCGGGATCGAGCAAGTAATCCTCTGCAGTTACCTGATTATCCTGCTGGGCCTTAGCATTCTGCTCTCGTTGTGCTCTAGCATTACGCTCGTTCCGTTCTGCCTGAATAGCAGCGGCCATCTCAAGTAGAGGCTTATTCGCCTCAGCTTGCTCGGCCTTGAAACTATCCATAGCATCCTTAAAAGAGGACGCCATATCCTGTTTAAACTGCTCAGGTTTAAATTCCACATCCGCAAGAGAATTCTTATCCTCCGCAGGTTCAAAACTCCCATCACTTCTCTTTTTCCAAAAAGCCATAAGCCATCTCCTTAGGTTTTATTACTCTTATAACGTTTTACAATCAATCCAACATCTACTACCTCGGCAAGGGTGTCTAATTGACCTTTTAGATACCCTTTTGCGTAGTCAGTAATGCCGTCTTTAGAATCAAAGAAGTCATCCTTACTCCTGTCCGCCAGTGCTAGTAGGTACTCCACCAATAGCTGCCCCGCCGGTGATTGGAATAGCTCCAGGATTACCACCCGCGCCGCCATTAGGTTGTCCAGCGCCTCCGCCGAATCCAGATTGCGGACGTTGGGGTTGACCTCCAGCGCCTTGGTTTGCATTAAGTTCATTGGGGCGTCCTTGTTTTATTAGATTAGGCACTGGAATTAGCCGAGCATAGTCATCATGACCGAAGTTTTGGACAATTTGCTTGTATAATGCTTGCTTAGCTCGTAATACTTCTGTGTAATACTGCTTCAAATCATCCGGCATCCCTTGCATACTCATAGATTGGATGATTTGAGCATCTTGCTGATACAAACCAGTCAAAGTCTGCGAAAGCATTACATCATTCTGCTTCTCTAGCTCTTTATTCATCGAAGCAGTGGAAGCACGAACACTCAGACCCAACTTCCCAGACTTAATATTCTCAAACGCAGCCTTCAAAGCGTCTGCATTGTCTCCGAACTGCCTGAGTTTATTTCCCAAGCCAAAGTAAGCGTACATTTTCGCGAACTTACTGCCCGCGCGACTATGAGCAGAGCGCATATCGGACATTCGCAACCCGGTTCGTGAGTTTTGTTGCTGCAAGACAGCAAATGTTCCTTGCGAACTATAAATCCCACGCTTCGCATTGACAATTCCGCCTCCTGTGCCACCTGTCGCTGGGTCAATTCCGGTTCGTTCTTTAACTAGAGCCAGTGAGAGATTCTCACCATCAAGAGAATCTGCTTGTGGGTTATTGAGTTCGAGGCGTTCAATCTCATTCGGATCGGCAGGAACCAGCACGCCAGGATAAAATTGTAGAATGCTATGGAGCTTTGAATTCTTGTTAACTCTAAAAGCCGTTGTGTTGCTAAGAGTCTTTGCGTTAATGCGCTGGCGATGCAATTCACTGATTTCATCCTGATATGCCTTTAGCATTTCTGCGAAACCATACCCATAATACTGGTCATCGTCGTATGCGAGCTTCGCATCCTCGAAGATATCCATATTATCTGGATAATAGTTATAGAAACTGACTAACCTAGTCTTCGACTGAGGATGGTGGATGGCAACTAAGCGAAAATTAAGCCCATTATGCTGGTAACGAAACCAACATTCGAATAGATCATACTCGTCCGATAGAGTTGCACTTCCTACGTTATTCAATCCTTGGTGCGTTTCTAGATAATCTTGCAGTTTATCGGCCTGTGAACGGTCAGGCTGGGCTATAATCTTATCCAGATCCTCTGAATCAAACATCTTAAGTGCTTTTCTGTCCTCAAGTTGCTTACGAGTAACAGTCATTATATGCACTTTGAAGCGGGAGTCTTCGAGTTTCTGTGTGGTGGTGTCAGTAAGGAACTTATTTAGAGGAATATTCTCGGGTCTGGGGCCGTCGAGACGAATAATTTCCTTCGTTTCATACTTCCCGGCCGCGCCATCTACTCCTTCTGTGCTGATGATATCTTGTTCGACATGGTACATCCAAGGGAATTTAATAATACCGGTGCCATTACGTATAGTTGAGGAGAACCACGCTTCCTCGACTCGATAGAAATCAAGTTCTGCTGGGTCAAGTGCCATGTTACCAAGAAATTTTTCGATTGCTGATCGCTGATCATCTGCTTTTCCACCATCCACATCCCCGTAAATCTTAGCACTCCATAGAGGATCAGTGAAATACATACTCATAACCCGTGCAAGTAGCTGGTCCGAGTTAGTCGCAACCACCTGAATTTCAATATTCGAGGCCCCCGGCCAAGGTGTATCACGATTAGCAGTAATCGGAATACCTTTATAAAGCCTAGCAAACTCCTTCAACTTATCTTCCCGGAAATTACGAGTCTTCTGCCACCAATACTCAGAAGACTCCTCCACATACCGCCACATATCCTCAGTAGCATCCTTACCAAAATCGGTTTTAACTGGGCGGATTGCTGGCATCTGCGGGCTCTTTCTTAGGGGGATGATTTATTCCAATTAATGTTGAGCCAATTCCGGCGAAGTAGTATCCGATTTGCTGATCGTGAATTACTGCGAGGTACATTGACAGAAAAAGGATAATAATTCCCCAGAATGTGTTTGGCAGTGTTGCTATAACCTTTACGAAGTTACTGAATCCTGTTAGCATTCTTAACCCTCTTTCCCTCGAAGGCGTTAGATAGGATCAGAGATCCTGGGGTTACGTCGTGCGGTTTTATTAGATCGCTATTTAAAGTCTTAATTCCTAGTTTCAGAAGCCACTCGTACATGAACTGACTGCAAATTAGATGCCCAGTCTCATTCAATGCAGCATCGTGGAACATGATTCCTATAATCGCTCCGAAGTTATAAGGAGTTCCGATCTTAGACTTAGCCCATGCTAACGCATCTGCGAGTTGTAGGGCATCTACTTCGAATTCGAATACTAACTCTAGGCTAGGAGTCATGTAGTTATAAGTGCGCTCTTGCACACCACCGCTACTATGTGCTCCTAGCCAACCTGCTCCACTGTCGCCCTCAACATGATCTACGTCCGCGTCACTAACAATATCAATGAGAGTACCCACGATATCGCGGCTGTTAACCGCACGCATACGAAATGTAGCCATGTTAGATAGCCTTTCCCCCGTCA